TTTTTATACGATACCCCCAGCCTTCGTGAAAATCAACTATAAAATCTGATTTTTTAACATATTCTATAATATTTTTACTTATATCATCTTTTCCATTGTCTGTATAATTTCTGTTTAAATCGGGATTTAACCAATTATGAACTAGCCATCTTAAATATAATAGTCCTCCTGATTTATTCGCTTCTGGAATAATTATCAAGTTTCCCCTTTTTAATTTTATATTAGAATTAATTAATTTATTAAGAGAATTTTTTCCAGCTGGTTCGTTTCCATGAGTTCCTGCTATCATAAATATAGTTGGCCCAGGATTAAAAGAATTAATAGTATAAACATTTATATTAATAGCCCATTTATAAAAGTAATGCCATAAAATTATTATAATAAATAGAAGTATAATGAAATGTAATTTTTTCATTTCTTTATTATAAAGCATAAAATAAATATGAATGTTTCAAGAAAGAGATGAAGAATTAAATCTTACAGATAAAATAATATATTTACACTTGGATTCAATATTATTCACATATGTGAATAATATTATTTTGTCATTTTGTCATTTATTTGTAGTATTTTTATTCGTAGTCTTCATCTTGATTTTATCTGACATTTCATATTTAAGCGCTTTGTAATAAGCATCAATATAAGTATAATTATAGTCAAGAACTGAAAGATAATAATAGGATGGATCAATTTCCATCATTTCCTCCCAATAAACAGGAACGATTTCATCCCATTCTGGGATCATTTCAAGAAGAATGGATTTAACCCCGTCGAAACTTAAAAACATATTTAGCAAAAATGTCTTGGTAATTAAGAATTTTCCCATATCATCTTCAAAATTTTTGTGGTCAGAATAATTAGGGGTGATTACCATTTTCAGGATATCTTCATCGATCGTTGCGCCCTTTTCTAGCATTTTTTTAACAGTGTCGCATAGCGCCGGAATAATTTTATATGAATATCGACAGCCGTCAATACACGCTTTTGTAAGTCCTTTCAATCCTTTTTGAGGATCATTTCCATTTTCTAATAGATCATCCATAATTTGGATGTCGATATCAAAACCTTCTTGATCTCTTAAAACAGAATATTTAGGACAGTCACGAAGGTCATCATTGTCGATGCGCAAGTAGTTTGTGAATACATGAAAAAAAGTTTCCCAGCAATTAAAAGGATAATCTTTTGACTCTTGAATCAAAACGAAATAATCGAATTGTTCATCTTCATTTTTTAGTAATTTAATAAGAGAATAATCAATATCAAGATCACAAGATATCGCATCGATCAATTGTTCGACGCCATCTTCTTGATATTCTTTTACATCTCCGTTCAAAAACTTGACAATATAGCCCTGTTTGGACACAACGCTGATAACTGATTGCATTATAGACTTATAAAGTTCTAAGTTGTAAATATTCTAAGATTATCTTATAAAAAATCAATTTTATGTCATTTGAGGGAATAAATCTTATATGTCTTAAGACATATAAGATTCATAAAGATTCATAATATTCTAAAGATTTTTTCAAATTATATTTAAATATATTATCATCGTCAAACATTTCATTTAGAATATTTGCGATCTTTAAATATGACGGTTCGAATTTTCCATACCTTTTAAAAAAGGTAATATAGTTAACTATTTCTTCATAAAGCATTTTTTTCTCACAATCAATATACAATTCTTCGTCAATCTCATCTATATATCCATTTTCTCCGTAAACACCCTCGTTTTGTCTATATTCATCTCTAAAAATTTCATCTCCTTTTGTCAAAAGATAAACTAAATCTATTATTGATGCTTCTAATGGTAAAATTCGATGATTACAATAAAAAGTAAAACCATTTTTTTGATATGCTTTTATATAATTAAATTTATGGTTTATATCTAAACAAGAAAAACCTAGAATTACTTCCAAGTAACTACTATGATAGTTCGGACAATAACGAATATATTCGTTGTAACTTATTTTTTTATCGAATCTTTTCAAAAACTCTTCGAGAATTTTATAATCTGTCATACAACTTTGAAATTCCAATATAGATTTTTCAACAGGAACAACTCTTTCAGATAAAAAGTAAAAAATCTCGTCCATATACTCTTTTTCTTCTGGAAACAAGCAATCTCGATAATGAAATTCTGATAATATATGACTCAAAATATGATTTTCATCTCCATGTTCATCTTGAATCGACGAATTAATATCGAATCCTTCTTTGATTAATTCGTCGATTCTTTCAAAAGCATAATATAAATATTCTTTACTATTCCCGTGAATAATATTAAAAAAGATCGAATTAAACTCTATTTCCATTCTTTAAACCTATTGTAATTATCGAATTTATTATCTTTATTATATCAATTTTACGAATTTAAAGCTTAAAATTGATTATTCATTATAAAAATTATAAAGAATAAAGTACAAACTAATAGGAGATGACACTTTCTATTGATACTTCTATTTTTCAAGATTTATGGAACTCTATTTTAAATGGAAACACTGATAATATTGAGTTTCTTTATGAGAAACTTGAGATGGTTAACGAACTTTCTAAAAATGGATTAAATCTTGATGATAAATATGAATATAATGGAGATGAAGATTGGGAATTTAAAAATACTCCATTGAAAATAGCTTTATTAACTTATCATAATAGATTCGAAGATTACTTTGGAAATTTTACTCTTTCTACTAATGATAGAATTTATTTCGATCAGATATTTTTATTTTTAGTTGATAAGATTACTCCTGATAATATTACTATAGAACAATGCGCAACAATAGCATCTGAAACTTCAAGTGTAATTTTTGAAGAATTTTTAAAACGTTATGAAGGTGAAAAATCATCTTTTTATTTAAATGAAAGTACCGAATATACTGATTTTTTATTAGGTTTTGATTTGGTTGATACAAAAAATACTAAAAATATGGCTTTTTATGGAATTAATTTTGATTTACTTCCTATAGAATTCTTGATTGTTTGTTATTGTTTATATAATGAAGGATGGAATAGTGAGGATGATACGAAAAATAAAATAAAAATTCTTAAATATAATAGTCCGCACCCTTGTTTTGAAAGAATTCAAAGTGCTATAGATAAAGATAATAAAAAATCTAAAGAAAAACTTGTTGATTTATGGAATTTTTATATTTCTTTATAGTTATATATGTCTGCATTAATTATTGGTAGACATATTATCATAAAACGAGTATAAGAAATGTTATTTATCGAGTAATTGGATAATCATGTTGAATCCATCCTGAAATTGGAATATTGATATCCGGAGATACACCATAACCAAACTTTATTGATATCACGGGAATTCCTAGTAATTTTAATAAAGTCATTGCTTGACTACTTGTATGACCTACATAACATATTAAAAATATTTTTTTTCCATTCTTAACATAATTCAAAAGTTTTTTAAGATTTTTATCTTCGAGTAGTTCCATCCAAAAAATATTTATAGAATAAGGAATATGAAACTTTTTATAATCGTCTTTTTTACGAAGATCGATAACTACATAGTTTTGTTTATTTTTAGAGTAATATTTATTATAAAAATCAAAAGGTGTAATATAATTCCAATTTACTTTAGTTTCTTTAATATAATTTCTTAGATATGGAAGTATATTCATTTATTAGAATAAAATATTCTAATAATTACTTATTACTTATTGTCATTTTTATAAATTTTATATTTTAATATTATATAAATAAACATGTTAGTTAAAATCTTATCAATATTATTAGCAATTTTTATTTTTATCTTTATTGTATCTTTTGCAAGAGGATATTATATAGGCTTGCAAATAAAAAAAGAAAAAGAAGCAGAAGCACAAAAGATAGAAAATCTCACAAAGGATTTACAAAACCTTAATAATCAATTGCAAAACTTTAACGTTCCATCAATGTCACCTCCCTCATTGGCACAAAATTAAGGATATTAAAGATAATTAAAATATTCGTAAATTCGTGGTTCATATCCCAGAAAATATAAAATTGTAAATATAAAAATAGAAATAAAATATAGAATTATAAATAGGAATAAATTTTCTTTATTTATACTACGATGTTCATATATAAAAAATAGCATCATTGCTGTAAAAAAAATAATATTTTGAAAAAAGTTGCATTCTTCCATTATTTAAAATTGTATTTTATCATGTATTTATAATATTCAATTTTAAATACATGATAAAATAGTTATTAGAAATCTGACAAGTTTTCATATAGCAAATATATTATATATAATTAAACAAATAATTAATAATAAATAACTATTTCTATCGTATTTTTATTTTATAAATTTATAAAATAAAAGAATGGAAAAGTTGATAAAAAGCCTTTGTAAAAATGTTCGTCCTGAAAAAAATTTCACAAAAGATGCTGTATTTTTAATGTCTGATTATATACAAAGATTCATCGAAAGTCTTATTTCCAATAAGACTCATATTTCTTTGTTTTCTATTAAAGAACGAATGGAAAGTATAGTACACCCATTTCAAATTCCTTATATAGAAAAAGACATTGATTCTTCTTTTTATAAATATTATAAAAATGGGCCATCTAATAATCCATCTATAAATTATGTCAAAAAATGGCTAAAATATCAATCAGTTGATACTTTTTGTTATACAGATTTATTATATATTTCTACATGTGTTGATTATCTATGTTTAGAGTTATGTGAATTGTCTGGAAAAATTGCAAATGAAAATAAAAAAACGAGAGTTACATCTGATCATATTTATGATGCTATTGCAAATGATGAAGCCTTATCTTTTACTTTTAGATTTTCAAAATCGAGAAAGTTCTCAAGAAAATAACTTTAAAATTTAGATTAAAATGATTAATATTAAATATAAACTATATGATCACGTTTCTGAAGACGGAGATATAAGCGAATTAGAAAAGGCTTGTAATGAAAACGGAGTTACATTTGTTTTTCATAAATGGTCGGAGTTTGTCCTATAAAACATATCATCTTGTATTTATTGATACATTACATGTTTACGGTCATCTTAAGAGATACAAATAAGAATTTTAAAATCATATGAGGATTATCCTCAGGATGAATAATATCAATTTTGTATGAAACAACTGGACGCTTGAAGATAATATCTTTATCATCACAAACAAAAATGACAGGGGGACTCTGTCATAAAAAATAAATGAGGGATATTGTATTTTTTAGTTACTCTTTTCGAAATTTTAATAAATCAAGATAAACAGGCTGAACAAAACTCGCAATGATAATAACAAATATTGATATTTTGTCACAATTTTTATTTCTAGTTTTGTTCAACTTAAAAGAATTATTTAATATATAAAATGTCTTTATTAAACTTCGAAATGTTGTATTGAATACCAAACATATTACATATATTAAGCTTTATAATAATGCTTATCATATTAATTTAATTAGTAATAGTCTTAAAAGTACAATTATTCTTGGTACAGGAGACATTTATTCTGAAAATGATTTATATATAGTATCAAAAGATGAAGATAAAGATGATTATGATAAGATTAATAAATGGATCTCAAAATTGGAATA